TCAATTCCCCCTTCCCCTGCCGTTCTCAGACTGGTCGATACGATACATCTCGTAGTTGACTGCAGGCGTTACTTCTCTTGCGAATTTCTTCTTGTCAAGGTACAGGTTCGTATGTATCTCCATCGGGCGGTTCCCTTCGAGCGTTCCGCTGACAGTAACATTCTGCTGGCTGGTGCGTTCTGACCTTGCCTGTTCGTATTCCTGTGCGCCTGTCTTGTCAAAGCTGATTCTTGATGACTCGGCATCGACTGCGCCCTGCATCCTATCGGCAAGCGAAGCCATCTGGTCATCGGCATTTTTCAGGAGGTCTGGCATTGAGTCTTCAATGCCTTCCCCGACTCCTGGCGGGATCCATTCACCAACTCTCTCTGCAAACACTTTAGACGGCGAGCCAATTCCAAGGGCGTCGCAGACTCCATTTACGAGGCCTGAGAAGAAATCGGTCACAGTGTTCCACAGCCAGTCGGCCATATTCTGGATTCCGTCCCATACACCGCGTACGATGTTTTCGCCGATCTCCATCATCTTGTCCGGGAGCCCTTCGACCACAGAAACGAAATTGTCCCAGAAATCCTGCGCCGCAGAAGTCGCTTTTTCTGCAAGATCAGATGCGAACTGAGCAACATTTTCTATTGTGGAATCGAGCCATTCTTTCACTTTGCCTGGAAGCTCAGAAATAAACTCGCTTACCTTCGCTACAAGGTCTTGTGCAGCCTTTGTAGCACTGTCGAAAGCGTCTTTGCCCCACTGCACGATATTGTTGTAGGTATTTACAAGCCATTCCCAAACTTTATCAGGCAGCTCCATGAAGAACGTGACGATGCCGTCGATGATCTGCGGGATGGTTTCTGCCACCCATGAAATCGCATCAATTCCAAACTGGATTATCGACCCCAGCACTAGGCCGATTGCGTATCCGACGTTGTATGGAAGGTCTGTCAAAAACTGACCGATTGCATCTGCTGCATTTGACAGGAATTCGGCTATCGACTCTATTGCGTCAGAGAAAAACTGAGCCGCCATTTCAACGAGAGCAGAAAAGAATTCGGTTATCTTCGCAGGCAGTTCTGTGAACCACGTAACAACGTTGGTAAATGCTTCCGGAAGCGTAACGGTAAAGAATTCAATGATCGCCTGTACAGCTCCTGCAACGAACTCTGTTACAGCGGTCCAAACCTCGTTTACGAGGTTCCTGAAATCTTCATTCGTGTTGTACAGAACAACAAGTCCTGCAACAAGTCCTGCGACAGCAGCTATGACCAGTGCAATGGGATTCGCGGCAAGGACAGGGAACAGCATTTGGAAAACGCCAAGCACGCCCCCAGCAGCATCCTTTAAAGCCATTATCTTTCCGACAAGGCCAACGATGGTTGTCGCAAACCCAAAAACCTGCTGTCCGGCAAAGACGGCAGCAATGATCGGGATCAGAATGTCGAGATGCTCCGCCAAGCCTTTCAGCAGTTCGATGATAGGCGACAGTCCTGGGATCGCCTGTTCTACCCCGTCAAGGAACGCTTTTGCGATCTGCCCTGCGGTATCGATTATCGCCGGCATGTTATCTATCAACGCGCTGGCAAGCTGTGCAATGATACTTGCGGCAGACGCTCCAATGGTCGGCCCGTTGTCGATCAGCGCCTGGGCGAGCGTTGATGCGGCTTCTTTTGCAGTTTCAATAAGCTGGGGGATGTTCTCTGACAGGTGGGACAGGAGCGACGCAAGCAGTTCAGCTGCTGCTGAGTACATCGTCCCAACGTTGGTTATGATGGCATTTGCTATGGCGGTTACAATCTCTGCGCCAGACGCACCAAGTTCATCGACGTGCTCGCTGATCGATTTGGCAAACGACGATACGAAGGTGGATGCAACATTAACTATCTTAGGGACGACTTCCCCAGCCATGACGGCTATCTGGGCAAATGCATCGCCTGCTGCCTCAGCAAGACCTTCGAAGCCATTCTCCTTGTAGGCATCGTTCATGCTGTTGACCATGTCTTTAAAGGCAACAACAGTGTCTTTCGCGGAAGTCTGGACGTCTTGGTACAGCGTCAGGGCAAGCCCTTCAAGGGAGCTTTTCAGAATGACGATCTGCCCTTGCAGATTGTCGTTCATGGTCTCAGCCATCTGTTCGGCAGCCCCGTCGCATCCGTAAATCGCATCCGTCAGGGCGTTGTAATCTTCTTCAGACGAATTGACGATGGCAAGCAATCCAGCCATTCCTTGCCTGCCTGCGAGGGTGGCGGCGTACTGTGCTTTCAGTGCGCCTTCTGCCCCAAATGCCTTGTGATACAGTTCTTCTGTGGCCTTGTTATACTTTTCCTCGGTGATCGCACCAGATTCAAACTGGGAGTCAAGGTCAGCAAGAGCGGCCGCAAATTCCTCCTGCGGCATTTGGATATTTCCAAACGCTTCACGGAGGTCTCCCATCACATCTTTCAGGGATTTTACGCCACCTTCTCCATCTTCAAGAGACAGATTAAGATCGCTCATGGCTTCAGCGACCTGGTCAGTCGGCTTCGCCATGTTCGTGATGATATTCCGGAGTGCGGCGCCGGCCATCGTAGACTTGATTCCGGAGTTCGCCATAAGACCGAGTGCAACAGCAACATCTTCAGCCTTATATGCCATCGCTCCGGCAACGGGTGCGACATACTTGAACGATGTGCCGAGCAGCGACACATTCGTATTCGAGTTACTGGATGCGGCAGCGAGGATGTCTGCGAAATGAGCACTCTCCTCGGCCTTCATTCCGAATGCTGTAAGAGCATCTGTTACGATGTCAGATGTCGTGCCAAGATCTTCACCTGCAGCAGCGGCAAGGTTCATGACGCCTTCAATGCCGTTGAGCATGTCTTCCGACTTCCAGCCTGCCATCGCCATGTATTCAAATGCCTGGCCTGCTTCTGTTGCGGAGAACTTAGTCTTCGCACCCATCTCCATGGCCTTTGCATTGAGCTCGGTCATCTGGTCACCGGTTGCTCCGGAGATTGCTTCGACCTTTGACATCTGGGCTTCGAAGTCAGAGCCCATCTTGACTGCGGCTGCTCCAAGGCCGGCAACAGCGGTCGAAACTCCTGCAATGATCTTTGCAGTGGTCCCGACCGCTCCTTTTGCAAGGCCTGCTATCTTGCTGGCTCCGTTGTTGAAGCCGTTCGTATCGATCTTTGTATCGAACTTCAGAGTGCCATCGTAAGCCAAAACAATCACCCCGCCTTTTAGGCGGACAGCGGTTATCGGCACATGATGGCACTACTTAACTGTCTGTCCTTTCTCAATCCTGATTTCAAATTCTTTCTTGCAGTTTCTTCCTTTACAGGTTACATGAACACCTTTGCAATCAGCCTTGCTGCCATAATACACAGGCATCTTGTATCCGCAGTAAGGGCATCGGACCTGCATCTTTTTATCGTTCATGAATGTCGTCCCTTTAACAGGCTGTCAACATCACCGCCGTTCTTGAGGGCTTCGATCAAAGCATTGGATTCATCGTATTCTTTCTGCGACATAGGCAGTGCATGGATCGACTTCATCTTGTGCAGGAAGTTCTTCTCGCTTTTCGACATATCGCTTGTTATCTTTGCTGTCCTGTATCCCATGATCTTGGCAAACTCACAGTTGTGGTCAAGTCCTTTGAACATAGCTCTGAACTCCCACCAATGAAGATCTCTCACAGTAACAAGGTTAACACCGTACTGCTGCAGAAACGCAGCATAGATATACTCATCGTCATAATCAAACGAGTATGCTCTTTCATGAGGTTCGTAGCAGTCGTCTTCCTCTTTTTCGCTGTTGTCGCTAGCCAGCTTCCTTTCCTTGTCCGTTCTGCCGCACGTGTAAAACCATATGATCGCTTTGATGACATCTTTTGCATCGGCCTCTCCGTCAATCCCATACGGGAAGGCCAGGTCGATTGCTGCCACTGCTTTGTCGACAGGCTTTACAGAATCGTCCTGCATGAGCAGCTCAAACAGCACCCATGTCCTGAAGCCGGTTTCAATCGGATATACAGCCTCGCCTATAGCAACCTCATCAGGAGGGGTGTCTATCAACAGATTCATCATGTCCTCCGGGCATACTGCTTATTGAACTTGTTCCTTTTCTGATTTGCCCTGCGCTGTTCCCTGTTCTGAAGTCTGCTGACTCCGTACTTGTTGGAGATAGACTGAAGCTGTTCGTCAAGTTTCTGTCTCTGCGACGTAACTATAGCAAACGCCTCCATGTGATCATCAAGGCGGCATTTTCCTCCGAAAACAGCTTTTGCAGTCCCTTCGCCAAACAGATCATCAAAGAACTTGTCCACGTATTTGCACTGCTTGCGCATACTATCGGCAGATGACAGACCATCATACTGCGTGGGTTCCTGGATCTTTTCTGCTATTTCTGTGCAAAGGTTTTCAAACTTCTCCATGACATCTGCGTCCATGAGATCAAGTTCAAGATCGATTCCGTTGATGCTGATTACGCCCATTTCTTCCCTCCGTTATTTATCAGGCTGCTGCTTCTGTGAACCTCTTCGTAGTCGTGTTGAACGTACCGAGAACCGGGTCGCCGATCGTGTTCAGGTTTCCAGACAGGGACATCTTCTTCTCGCCGGTAATCGAAGAAACCTCAACAGCAACCTTGAACTTCCTTGCTTCGAAGGTGTTCGTGCCGGTTGCGGGGTTCCACAGTTCTACGCGGCAGTATTCTGTTTCTGCGTCAGCGCCGATGTAGTGGTTCCTCCCGATCGTGTAGATGAAGTCGATTGCCTCCTCATCAGCGATCTGTTCGGCCTCGTACGGGAACGACGTTTCGTAACCAACTACCGATGTGGTAGACGACTTGTCGTTAACGTACTGGACGGTATCTGTCTGGGCATTCGGTTCCTCGTCAAGTGTCGTGAAGCCGGCTCCCATGAGCACCCAGTTAGGCGATGCCTCTGTGCCAACATTCAAGTAGTCGGCATACTGGTATCTCTTAATAACATTTCTTCCCATCAGTTTCTAAACCTCCTTGTAATAATTCAGCTGAAGCTGTATCTGGTATCTTGCGCTTCTCATTGACGCATCAAAAATGTACCCGGGAGACATTACTTCAAGCTCCTGCGGATAACATCCTTCAGGCATTTCAGGGTAGTTTCCGACCCTGTCCTGCTCATTGACCCATTCGGCAAATTGTTCATAGAACGTGCTGTTCTGGATATTCTGAAGGCGGTCCATTGTGTAGAACTCCCTGCTGCCAAACGTGAACTGGTACACCATATCGGCATCCCCGTTCACGTACTGTTTGACGACCGGATTGAAGACACCTGTTTCAATCAGGTACTCCATAGGCTCGTCTCCAAGGGCGTCTACTCTGAAAACACCTTCGTCCAAAAGCGGGCACGCCATGAAGTACGCTGTGATTCCTTCAATTATCGAACTAACCATTCCTGAAATGCTTCACCCCTTTCAGTATTGCCTCCTTGTGCGAAGCCTTCATCCTTTCAAACCATTTGCTTCCTCGTCTCGGGTCATACCATCTGCTCTGTGCGGTCTCGTAGTACTGCGTGTGGGCATACGGGGCGATCTGACGCACCTCACCACTTCCTATCACAGTGCCAAGTGTTGCGGAACGTATGAGCGTTCCTGTCCGTTTCGGCGTGAGCGGGTCGCAATACCTGATCACTTCGCTGTCGACAAATTTCTGGGCAGCAGTGAACTGTGCCCCTCTTTTGCTCGCAAACGTCGGGGACCATGTGAGCCCTGCACTGTTTCCAGGCTGGTTGACTTTCGGTGCCATAGCAGCCTCCTTTCAGTCGTCGCAAGCCAGGCTTATTCAATCCTGAGATCTGATCCGGGTTCCCAATCAGGGTTCATCAGGGTCATCAGCTCGCATATCTTCTGCTTGAGCATCTTGTTCTCGCTCATGAGCCGTTCATTTTCTTCCTTGAGGCTGTTTGCCTCTTCTTCAATGTCTGGCGGATCATACAAAGGATTCCCGTCCATATCGACGATCCTGTAGCCGAGAGCTTTGTACTCGGCCTTCTTCTCTTCAGGGATGAGGATGGACCTGTTCCTCTTCATAGCCCTCAGCATAGTTGTCTCCTTTCTCAGCCGATCCCGTTGATCCTCCAATGCTGGACTCTCCTCGTTCCATGCACTGTGTTGTCTGCGAAGCTCATGACACGTACGACCTCAATATCTGGATCAGGCAATAAACCGGTCTCATAAAACGAATCGTCAGTCTCAACAGCTCCTATGGCAATTACGCCGCTTTTCTGGATAGTCCAATACTGTGCTGCTTCTTCCCTTGTCAGCTTCGCATAATCCTTTGCATCGATGTACCTTTTCCCGCCAGTCTTTGCCGTTACGGGGATCCGTATGACATACGACGTGGTAGTCTGCTTTGAGCTTCCTCCGGAAACGGACTGATTGCAAAAGACGGACGCTTTTCTGACAATAGTCGGGAGCATGTACTCCCGTCTTTGGTTTTTGTCAACAAGCCTGTTGAAGATGGTGATGTCCTTGCCATACTTGTCGGCAGTTATCATGCTGTCCTCCTACGGATAATATCCCCATGGCCGTTTCTTCCCGACGCACCTTGCGAGCAGCCCCGTGAAGCCGAGGTAATCGTATGCAGCCTGATACATTGCATTCCTGGCTTCGGACGCATCCACGCGCCCATACGATACGGAATAGCCGTCGTTTGATTCGCTCGATACTCCGCTCACTGTTGATGACGAAAGCATCCCCTCTCCAGACACCGCAATGTTGTCAATGACGGCGCACATGGCCATCTTGACAGCATTTGCAATCTTGTCGGTCATTGCTTCTGCAGGATACTTCGGTATCCTCCAGGCAGTGATCATGTCGATGAAAGCTTCGGCTCTTGCTTCATATTGATCGAACCGGTCCTCGTCAGCCTCCATTCCGCCGTATGTATCACTGTAGAACTGCCAATCAACATATGGACTTACAAGGACGGTCTGGGCTTCATTCTCATTTCCCATATCTTCCTCCATACAGAAAAAGCCACAGGCTCAGGATTTTCTCCATTGCCTGTGGCTTTCGTTTCAAGGTGCGTTATTCTGGGACTCGCATTATCCTCTGGACAGGATACGGGCGATGGCAATCGCCTTGTGGTTCATGTACTCGGTGTTCTCGCCATCAGCAGAATGGACGATCTCCCAGTTCCTGCCGTCCTTCAGCTCTTCATCAGTCGGGGAAAGACGGGACATATACGCCTGCGTGAAGCTGATTCCCCAGGGCGCGAAGCTCTTTCTCTGACGGGAGAACAGTGCGTCCTGGCCACCTTTGGACTTAGGATCGCGGTCCATCTCGTACGGAACCTTAGCGCCACAGTCGGTGTACTCGATCATGCCGTTGCCGAGCAGGTACGTGGTGTACTGCGTATAGCCTTCGGCGGTCATCTCGTAGTAGTTGCCGATGGAAGCGACTGCAGGCTCTGCGACGGCAGTGTACGTATACCCTGCGCTTGCGGATCCGCTGCGGGTGTAGTAGGTCTTTGTCGCGTCGATGGCTTCGTCGCTTGTCTTTGCATAGGTCGGCTCGACCTCGGTCGCAGGCATATCATCGTCGATCAGGACGAGGCGGCCATTGACTGTTGCAAGGTTGACATCCCTCTGAATGCCGTTGGCGTCATTGTACTTTGCGTACACGAGGATCTTGAGGTTCTCAAGATTCGTTGCGACCATGGAATGCATAATCGCAAGTGCAAAAGAGGACTTATTGTCACCGCACGCCTTCTGCATGGTGACATTGACGGTAGACCCGTCCATAAGGCCCTTGTCTCCGTTTGCATTCACCTTGTCACAGATGTTGTTCGTATGCGCCTTGACGAACTTTGCTCCCTCGGTATCAGCCATGCTGAATACGCCTTCAAGGATTGCAAGGATCGTGCGCTGGTCGATTCCAACCCAGTACTCGGCAACCTGCTCGGCAACGGATTCAAGGAAATCCCTTCCGCCGGTGAGGTCGTAGGAAAAGTCCTGCTCAGTCCAGCTGTTCATGCGGCCGACAACGATGCGGCTGTGCTTGAACGTGGTCATGTCGTTGGACGGCATGTCGGTCACGCCGTCATAGTTGTACGGATTGGAACCGGTGATCAGTCCGCTCAGTGCGGTGGAGATGTAGTTGCCGCCGGTCTGGTCGCGCATTACAACTGCCAGGTCCTGCCTCTGGCGGATAGCTCCGGAGTTGATGAGCATGTTCCTTCTCAGGTTCGGTACGCGGTCAACGTAGCCCTGGAACACCTCTCCGTTGAAATACTTGCGGTTAAACGCTTTGATGCTGCTATCAGGCATTGTTCTTATCCTCCTTAATCATCTTTAAACAAAGAGTTGATGTCGGTGTCGGGATGCTCGGATATGAAGCGCATCTTCTCGGACAAGGACATTGTCTTTGCCCCCTTCTTTGTGCCTCCTCCGGTCCCTCCTGCGAACATCGGCTTTTTCTTCGTGTCTTCTGCAGGCTTCGGTTCCTCAACCACAAACGTGCCGGCATAAGCTTCGTCAGCGATAAGCGAGTCGATGTAGTCCTTTGCGCCAAGAAGGACGCCGTTCTCCATCTGAAGGTTCTTCTCATGGAGCTGGCGTGCGATCTCACGTCTTGCAGGCTCAGAAGTGAACTTGTACCCACGCAGGAACGAGTCTTCGGCATAGGAACGCTCACGTTCAGCAGCCCTGGTCTGCATCTCCTGCATGTCAGTGTCATACTTCTTCTGAAGATCATCGAGACGCTTCTGCAAGCCCTCGGCATCAAGGTCCTTGAGTGACTGAATCTCCTTGTTCAGGCCCTCCATCTGCTTCTGGGCTGCCGTAAGGTCTTCGACTTTTGCGTTGAACTTCTTTGCATCGACATATCCGCCTTCGGACAGATTGACGAGCTTGATTTCTTTGTCGGCATCGATCGCAGCTTCAAGCTGGTCGTAGGTCATCGAGGCTGGAGTTCCATCCTCGTTGACGGTGAACAGTTTCTTCAGGAATTCATAAGCCATGTTTATCCTCCTTCTGCTGATTTGGCTTAAACGCCGGTTCACTCCGGCAACTGCATAGACCCTCTTTAAACGCCATGGGTCAGGGCGAAGATCCGGTTTAAACGTCTGGGATCACAGACGGTATCAAAAAAGCCACCGATGCATGGAAAATGCATAAGTGGCTTTTTATGAGCTATATTAAACTGTATTTGCATATATCCGCCGTTTTTATTCACGTTGAGAACGAAGTATGCATGCGTGGTTAGGGGTAATATATGTGTTGGCTTCCTGAAAATCGCATAGAAAGCTTTTTTCAGGAGACTGCCGGCCTGAATTCCACATTATCCAATGTCGTGGAACACAATATTCTCCCATTTCTTGTAGGCGTCCATATAGAGCTCCTTCTTGTCACCGTTGTATGTCAGCTCGTAGTACATACCATCGCTGACATTTGTGCTGACGAGAGCTTTCCAGTTCTGCAACGTCTTGGCGAACCAGACGATGTAGCAATCATCAGGGGCGATCTTCTTTCCGTCTGTCACGTCAACATGATCATTGTAGTATTCAGCAACGGCTTTTCTTGCCGTGTCAAGCATGTGGCTGTTCGTCATGCTATACTCTCCTTTCTTGTCATGTACTATCTATACTTGGTGGGTGCTCCTGTATGCCTCGAATTTTGCCGTAATTGGGTTCGAGGATGCGTCAGGGATACTTTGGTGTGGGATTGGAGGGGTAGGTTCTACAAAGGCGTAAAAACCGCCTTTTTAACGGTTCTTGCCTCCCTTCCCCTTTTTGCCTCCTTTTCCTTTCTTTCCGCCTCCGGAACCGCCAGAGCATCCGGAACATCCAGATCCATGTTCATATATTTTCATCAGCATCTCCTTTATGGTTTCTGTGCAGACGTTGTTCTCGATTGTCCTGGTATCCTGACTCTCAAGTAGTCCTTCTCCATTCCTGTCTGTCTGCAGAAGTCTGTCAGTTTCGCCCTGCGCTTCCTGAGAAGTGCTTTGGCATCTGCGTACCCTTTCTCCAGTTCAGACCTGGTGTCATCATCTCTGCAGGCATCTAATGCTTCTTTGTAGGCGGCAACCTTCCTCTTGGCATCCCTTATGTCCCTTTCCATTTTTCGCATCTTCTGGTTCGCCTGATAATCTGTGTACTCCTTTCCGTTGTACGGATACTTCTCGGCAGCGTAGCCATCTAGCATGTTCTTGTCATAAGCCGGCAACGACAGTCCGGGAAAGAACGGGTAGAAGCTGTGGCGGCAGTTCCATCCGCACAGACCGTCTCCTTCCCCGTATCCGGTTTCATCGTAGAAGTTCGGGTACTCGTCAGCCCCGTCGATCTTGAACACCTGTCCCTGCCATTCCTGATGCGACGGCCTTGCGCCAAAATGAGCCGATGTCTCATAGTATTCAGCGCCCATATCCTTAGCGTTCATTTCCGTAAGCTTTGCGGCTGTCTGGCCGATTGCGGTCAGCAGGTTCATCCTCGCAGCTGCTTCCAGGTGCATCCTTGCTCCGGAACGGTACTGCACCCATGCTCCTTCAGAAGCGCACTTATCAACAGCATAGCGGAGCGCCTCTGCATAGGAAAACGCCCCGCTTTCGACTTTCATTACAGCTTCGTTCATGACCTGATAGTACAGGGTCTGTGACTGTGCTGCAGACGTGTACATCAGGTTGTTCAGTGTCGTGTACGTCCTGTTGGCATTGGCCGCAAGGATCTGCTCCATCGTAGGGGACAGCGCAAGGCTGGCCTTAACCCCGGTTCCGGAGACAAGCTCTGCATCAAATTTCATGCTTGCAATGCCGGCATCTTTGAACATCTTCCATATCTCGGCCTGTGACCTGTTGGTGCATTCAGCGACCTGCGTGACAATGTCGTTCAAGACCGCGCCGGATTCCTGTGCGATCTGTATCTGCCATTTCGCAGTGTCAGTGACCATTCCGGTCTTTGCTATCCTGCGGCAGATATCATTCGTGATCGCCTGATCAAGCTCTCTGTACATGTTGATGACATCATCAGTGCATGTCAGCAGGTATTCGGGAGTGAGCATCTGTCATCCTCCTCTTTACTCCTCGGAAGGGAATTCGGTAACGTCGGGCATCATTTCCTTCGCCTCTTCGACACTGCATCCGAGATACCATGCGAAAAACAGTTCCGGCTTGTACCGGCCAGCCTGGACCCATGCCCACCTGCGGTTGTACTCAGCCTCCGGATCTTCAAGGACACCGTCTCCCCATGTGCATGTGACCTCGACATTTCCTTCCGGAACGATCTCATACAGGTGGATCAGCGCCCGCATTGCATCAACAAGGTCATGCAGCCCGTTGTCCCAGGCGCCCTGCATAAGGCTTACCGTTCGGTATGACCTGTCCTTAGACATCTTGATCTCAGTGGCGGTCTTCGTAACCACTTTCGGGTCAGACAGTGTACCGTAGGCGAGCCCGCAGTTCAGCTCAATGGTCTGCAGGTGTCTGTTGAACCCGGCAACTATTGAAGCGTCGCGGATGGCAGGGCTGTACGGCTTGAGCAGCTCTGACTTGCCTGTCATGTCCATCGGGAACGTGATGTACTTCCTTTCCTCCCCTTCCGGAAGAATCGGGTTTCCTCGCCGGTCCACTTCAAACAGGGAACTGTCTGCGAATATCGCCGCCTCGGTTGCGTCGTATTCCCATATCAGTCGCCCGTACTGCTTATCGGCCTCGCGGATTGCTTCGACAGCCCTTGAATACACGGAAACCCCAATCGGGGAGCCTGTGTCAATGTTGTTCCCGATCGGGGTCTTGATATACACGAACAAAGGTTTCTCAATGCCTTCGATGACGACCGGCTCTTCTGACAGCCCGGCCCATTCAGGAATATCTGCAAGCGGAATCTGCCTGTGGAACCGGTCCTTGACAGTGAACATGTTCTGGTCAAGGTAATTCGAGACTTCCTCGGATTCATAGGCCTTGTTCGTCACCGTATACGTCGTCCCTTCAAGCACGTGGTATTCGAGCCTCGTGTACAGGCGGTTGCCTGACTTCTTTGTCTGTACGAACACAGCGGCAGTGACTCGTCCGTTGCTGTCAAACGCAGTCGGATAGAAGTCATCGGCAAGCACGAAATCCAGATTGATCGACTGAGGCTTGCCATCTTCGCCAATATCTGTAACATACGGCTTGATGGCTATCCCGCCATACGCCGCATACTTCTCCACATAATCAGGGAGGTCGCTTAGCCTCTTCTTTATCTGCTCATGAATGAAGTCAGCCTCTGCGCTCCCTTCGCACAATATGCTAAACTCTGTCAGGATCAGACGCGAAAACTCCGTGCTGATGGCAGCAGGGATATTCAGCGCGATGCTTCCTTCGCCCTTCCAGTACGGGACGTTGTTGTACATCTCGATCCATATCTTTAGGGCCTGTTCCATCGCTCCGGATGTGACGACCTCTACGCTTAACTCTTTTTCAATACTGTTCTGCGGAAGCAACTTTCTCAACACCTTTCTTATCAGATCGCCTATCCACATTTGCCATTACCCTTTTAACTTCATGTACCGGTTTATGCTTCTCTCGAACGACAATTCAAACGCCTGCAGGCTGTCGGTATCGACCGTATTGTTTTCCAGTCTGTGCAGGTCTTTTGACGTTCCTTCCCATGATGCGGCAAGCATGGCTTCTATCAGCATGCCGCACTCGCCCTTTATGAACCCGATCTTGCACTTGGCGGCAAGCCGGTTCACGGTATTGATCTTATCGGACTCCTGTACGTCGATTGACGGCCTTATCTTCACGCTCGCCATGTCGTTCTGCATGAAAGCGTTTTTCAGGTCTCTCGGCAGGACCATTTCGCCGCTCTGGTAATACACATTTGCAACACGCCCGTACCGTTTACTGACCTGCTGCGTGAATTCAAGCACACGCCTGCATGTAACATCCGGGTCGACGTTCTCGCCTATGTACCTCGTTGCTTTCAGAACGACAAGTGAATCATATGCATCCTGGTTCGTTGTTGCGACGAGGGCAAGGCCGGACCCATTTACGCCGAAATGCAGTCCGACATTGACCTCCCCGAAGCGTCCCTGGACCATCTTGAGTTCTTCTTCCGTGATCAGGAACGGGTTTGCATTCTGATCGTCGGCCATAAAAGCATCGGCTATCGTGACATAGATCAGTCCGCCGGAAATGTTCGACATGCCATATGTCAGCTCGGAGAACGCACTACTGCTCGCGTCAACCATATCCTTCCACTTGCCTTCAGGGAACGATTCAAGCTGTCCGAGGTACTCGTCATTCCAGTCGCCGGACACAATGTCAAAGAAGCCATGCTGCCACTGTGCGGCCATCGGCTCTGCCCTTGTCTGCTTGTCTCCGGATTCCCCGATGATCTTTACGTCGTATCCTGCGAGCATCTGCATGTAGGACTGCGCTTGTTCCTTACCAGCCTGCCCGGGATCCTGCGGAAGTCTTATCCTCACAGGACATATCTTCCCATATCTTTGCCGGTCCATCTTTGAAGTCATCACGATGAGCGTTCTGACCTCGCCGGCTTTTAACTGGCGGTTAATCACATCAAGCACAACAAACCGGCCTGTTGTGGTCTTGCCCATCAACACGCCGGCTGTAAATGCAGCTTCCTGATTCTCGTCTTTGTCTGTTGCGGCAAGGTCCCATCCACGGCAGACAGCAACAAGTCCGTCTGGTATATCGTCGAGGATCTGGCCGATCTGCGTCCTTTTGAAGAACATGCCTGCATGCGGTCTGATCTTCCAGTTGCCGTTCAGGAGCCGTTCAGTGTCCACCTCAGTCAATGCTTTCAGGTTCGCAATGTATCCGGGGTCGGACTTAATCAGCACCTGGTTGTCGGTTACTTTGCTGGCGATGAAGGTGACGCTTTTGCATTGCTCCGGAAGCATGTCATGTTCCTTTGCAAGCTCTTCCGGATCATCGGACCAGTATATCACGTCATTAACGATGGTCATCCAGCGTATCTTGCCGCTTCTCTCAGGTATCGGATACCCTGTGTCCTGGTCGATCCACCAACTGATGAAATCAGCCACCCACGAGTCCGCGTCAGGGTTGCATGTCGCCCTGACATACGGTCTGACACCACAGGTGGAACGGTTACGTGACAGCATGTACAGGAACATGTGTCTGCTGAAATGAGTCAACTCGTCGAATCCGAGATAGCATATCTGTGAGCCCTGCCACGACAGCAGTCCTTCCTCGCTCCCGATATAGTCGAACCCGAGACGCGATCCTGCATCAAAGTCCCAATGCAATTTCGGAGAACGTCTGGCATGTGCATCAGGAAGGTTATCGAACACCTTATGGCTTGAATCCCACAAACCACCTTCTGACGATATCTGCGTGTAGTTCCTGCGAAAGATGACAGACCCAAATCCCCTGACATCCTTGTGCCTGAGCATTTCCATCAGAAGTGCATACGTCTTTCCTCCTCCTGCTGCTCCGCCATATATGACTATGTCTGCAGGCGAGATCATGAACATTGTCTGAGGGCCCGGCTGCGGGCTGATGGCATTTTTGAGGTCGTCCCTTCCGTTGTGAGGGATCAGTATCGAAGGTACAGCTATCTCTCCGTCGATCACATCGGTTCCATAGACATCTACAGCGTCTCCATACCTTCTTGCGTCCTCGTCGCCTCCAATGCCCCTTCCAAAATCTCCGGTCAGTTCACCGAGCAGCCTTATCGAGGACGGGTCTCCGTCCATCATTGCCCTCTGGACAAGCCTTGCTGCAACAGCCGCCTGATAGGTCTGTTCCTTCTTCGGGACACCCATCCTGGTCAGGCCGTCACGTACGCCGGAAAGCTCGTTGCTCACAGGGCTTTCCATCAGGTATTTCGCCATCTCTTTCAGGCTCTTTTTCTTCCTTCGGGCTTCACCCGACTTTATGCCCCCGTTCCGTCCCCTTTCTCTTGCTTCTTCTTTGGTTCGAACAGGAGTCAGATTCTGCTTACCATCGGCTGGCATCGGTTATCTTCCTCCCATTCATTTCTTGCTTTGGAATGCCGAATTTTACCGCTCATTAAGTTTTCTGCAAAGCTCCACAGCCATCCTCTCACGTGGCCATTCGTAACACTTACCGCTATACTTCCAACCTGCTCTCAGGAACGCCCTGATGGATCGGAGATTAGTGCATTCCACGCACGCAGTGATCATTTCAAGACCGTACCTTGGGGCAAACGCATCAACAGCAGACCTTATGAATCGAACTGCATATCCCCTCCCCCTCTCCGACGGTCTTATCGCATAACCAAAATTCCCGCTCCATGGGTATCTGATCATCTCTTTGATCCGGCACATGCCGACCAGCCTGCCATCCACAAAGAATCCTGCATACTCTGTTCCGTCGGCCCTGTCTTCGACTGCCATCCGCAGCCACTCTCCAGCGCCCTTTTCATCCATGAGCCACAGGACCTTACACTCCTCTCCGTTACGGATGAACTCATTGTAGTAGTCCTGCACGTCATCTGCGCTTAGTTTTGAAGCCGGCACTATTCTGTACGAAATATCTCTTATCATATCCTGACAAAAAAACCGCCGGTACACCATGATGGCATACAGGCGGTTTTCAGCAATAAAAAAAGACGTCTGAACGTCTTCACTCAACAACCAGCGATATTACTCCTGGTCACTTACCACTCTTCCTCCGGAGATTCTCCCCCACACCTCCTCGTGTTCGGGCCAATCCTCTCCGCAGTGCGTCGGGTCGCTTTCCTTTCCTTCCATGAACCTCTCGACCCTTCTCCTTTCAGCTCCCCTGATGTTTCCGGCATTGAACTGTGCTTCATAGTAGTTCTGCCATCCGGCGTTGTCGAAAAGCGACATCTGCTTTGGAAACAGGGCTTCCTGCTCATCGATTGTCATGTCGAGGTCAGTCTTCCCTCTTCTCCTTCCTTCCAGTGTGTGGATGTCGAACACCCAGTCAGGCACTCCCTCCACTCCCAGCTTCGCCTCGTCTACGTTTTCCAGGTATGCCTCAGGAATCTCCTCCGGTTTCAGGAGCCTGTCGTACCGCATGAAGTTGCAGGCAACGTAACATGCGTCTCTGTTCTTCCTTGCCATACAGAGAAGCACGATCGCCTTACTCAGGAACAGCGAGTCTCTGTTGTACCCCTTCTTCCCTTTGTTTGCGATGTCGTCTGCCATCTTCAGCCCGACTATCTCCTTTGTGACAACGCCGTAGCAGTCCTCTGCAGAAATGATGAACAGCCTCTTCCAAAGATAATCCGGATAGCTGCCCCTCAACTCCTTTGCGGCAAAGGCTGCATGGTTAATGTCTGCTCTGCGTATTGCTTTCTGCAACATGCTTGACATCGTGTACATGCTGTACCCGCCAGGCGTCATCGGATTGAAACGTCCCATAGCTTTGTTCCTCCTTTCTTGTGATGGTGATTGTTATATAAATAATTATACGACATGATACATCATAGAACAAACGGAAATCAGCATGTGGGCGCGTGTATTTACAGGAAATTTTACGTGGTTCATTTACCTCTCAACATGGATCATCGGGACGTTCTTTTTGCTGTTGTAGCTGAAGTGCCTACCCCACCTGGACTCCATCATTTCCACCGAGGCGGCAATGGCAGTCGGGTTGTACTTTGACCCGCTTGTGTTCGTCGTCTCATCTTCATACGGGTTATCGCACAGGTACTTAGCGTTGAGGCACACCCTGTTCTTGAGCAGTTCCTGGAGGACATAGTCGATGTCAGTATTACGCTGGAGCAGAGTATCCATTCTTGCCTTCACGCATCTCCGGTTCACAACCTTGAACGCCCCGGGGATTCCATACCACCCAAACTCGCTTGTATACACATATGGCGTAGGCGTAGCGCTTCCGAATGCGATTCCAAGATCGAGATCCCATATGAGCTGTCCGAGCCTTTCAAACTCTGCCTGGCATGTTTCTACGTCAGTGATCGGAACATTCGTGTCGGTCCTGTAGATGAAGTTCTTGACGTCATCATCACATATGACGATCACATCCTCCTCTGCGTTGTCCACAATCCAGTTATAGACAGGCGCGTATCCGGCAATCTCTTTGTCCTCAACGGCAACAATGTTCACAAAGCCGGCATCGGCATATTCCTTCTCCTCGCTTTTCCTCACGACGTGCTTCGGGTTCTCAAACAGCTTTCCTGTTATCATCCCCCTTCCATACCTGCCACAGGTTGGTATGTAGACTCCAAATGTGAATTCATCTTCCACGCGGCACACCATCCTTTTCATACAGGGTCCCGTAATTCCTCAGGAGCCTGAGGAATTACGGGACAATCGTTTCATCGATCTTAATGCCGAGGGCATGCAGGACGCCAAGCTCAACAAGGTTGAGTCCGGCCTTTGCTGCGAGCGATACAGTAGCGCTGATCCTCGGGTTGATCTCCATGAGCATCAGCCTTCCTTCCGCATCGCGCTTGAAATCATATCCGATGTTTCCGTCGAGCTTAAGCATGCCGTTCAGCATCCTCACTATCCAGTTGGCGTCATGGTCATCGACAAGCTCGCAGTACGTCGTTGTGGAGAGCTCCATCTCGATGTTCCTGTGTGACGGAGAGTAGATCGTGCGCCCGTGGTCAACCAGGCAGATCGTCCCAAGTTCTTCCCCATCAAGGTACTCCTGCAGCATGAAGCCAGGCTCAAGATTGTCCATCGCACCCATGAACTGTTCTTTGGAGATCCACTTGTTTGTCCTGAGCGCCCTGGACCTGGCGAACACGGCTTCTTTTGCCATTCGGTCATCAATGATCCTGAATCCACTTGAACCGCACCCATCTATGCACTTCAGGCATACCGGCTTGTCGGGATACCCGAGGCGGTCAAGAGCTTCCTCTGCATTCTCCTTTGTCAGCAGTACGGATTCGGGCATGATGTCGACCCCGTGTTCAGTCAGGAACACATCAAGCTCCCATTTGTTGTTTGCAATCTCGATCTTGCTGTCAGCTCCGGACATCAATATCGCAATTCCATTCTTCTCAAACAGGCTCCTGTTTGCATTGATGACAGGGATCTCGTCGCTGATGAGTGGAACAAGTACATCGATCCCGTATCCACGACAGATGTTATACAGCGACTCTATGTACGCAGGGTCATCAAACCTCGGTACTTTGACCAGGTCGTCGACATAGTTCCTTGCTGCAGGATTAGGCTTGCAGTCAACACCGATGATATGGTATTCATACTCGCTGCTGTGCCTGAGTGTGTCAATCGTCCCGCATGTCGGCCATCCGCCGCATGCAGTAAAGAGAACGTTTATCTTTTTCACAGTCATTTCACCTCCGTATTGAATGTGCCTAGAATGTCGCCGGCAGTTTCAGCCCTCTTTGCGATAACCGCCGGCCCGTTGCCAGGGACGTACCATATCTCGCATTGCGGCATTATGAACGGGGGCTTTATGTTCATCGTATACGCTCCAGCATTTGTGAACCTGACAATATCGCCGATCCCTATGTCTCCGCTGTATCCGGTATAGATGACATCATTCTCGACACAGAGCCTGCCAACAAAAAAAGCGCCTTCTACGCGCTCTCTTCTTGTATCAAAGCGGTTTATGACAACCATCGGGAAATTATAATGCTCAGTTGCCCATCCAAGGTTATACTTGCATGCATCGAGCAGGACATACGTATTTCTACCTGTATGCTTTATTCCGACAACATGCGTGATGAAGGCAACGCAGTTTGCCACAACGCTTGTGCCTGTTTCGATCATGATCTTCACGCCTACGAGCCTGTCAGACAGTTCTCTGAAAAGGCTTGCATAATCACTATATGACACATAGTCATCATGCTCTTTCGCCTTTTCGTAAGGCAAAGGGCTGTACATGTTCCCGCCGAAGTCAATGATCCTTTCTGAAAGCAGGTCTTTGTTCTCACGGAAGACATCAGCCATTATTTCAACCCTGCTCCTCCAAAACCGGATCCCCCGGCCTTTCGTCACATGGCAGTGGATTCCAACCGTGTCGTATCCTTTCGCCCTTGCCAGGAGCAATGCATCCCTGACTTCACTCGCTTTTGTGCCAAACCTCGTATCGACTCCGTTGCCAACGTCCACGGCTACGCGCACCATGCACCTTGCTCCTTCGTCATACCGGCTAGCTTCGATGTCGTCGATATTGTCAAAGCATACGATCCCTCCTGCATTTGCAACATCTGCCGCAAGCTTTCCTTTCAGTGGTCCGTTATACACGATCCTGTCGAGCGGAATGCCTACAGACATCGCAATCTCAACTTCCATATCGGAGACAACCTCTGTCAGGAAGCCGTTGTCATGGAATCTCTTGACGATCATCGGCGTATAGTTTGTCTTGACTGAATACGCAGGCTGGAAATCTATGCCGTGGAATGCCTTGAACAGATCTTTGCAATTCTTGTCAATGCTCTCTTCGTAAATCGCGTAATATGTATTACCCATGGAACAAAATCCCTTTCACTTTGTCGTACCAGACTGCCCTTCCGCGAATCGTCCTCTTGTTTGTGATATGCACCTTCCCTTTTGCGATCCCTAGCTTGCTGACGAGCTCGTCATAATCAATGGAGTTCTTACAGACAAGGAGCACATAGTCGTACTTCTCGTAATGGATCAATTCCATCTCGGGGATCTTCCTGCTCTTAATGTCTTTCTTTATCGACTCTTCAAGCCCGAGGTCAATGGTGAGGTCGGCTGTCCAGCTGGCGAGCATTTCAAGGTCCCAGTCGCCGGCATGCGTGTTGTCCTTGATGTTTATCGCCCTGAGTTCTGCTTCCGTATACCCGATCAGACGCTTCACATCGACTTCGATATCAGGGTCCTTCTGGGCAAGTATCTTCGAGCGCTGGTTTCCTGCAATGACATTGTCGTTCTCGTCAATAAGGAATATCCCAAAATCACCAAAAAGTTCCATCGACCTTTCAAGCTCCTCGGACTTCTTTTTGCTGATCTTTCTAGGATTGCCAAAGCCGTGCTTCAAATCTCCAACCCGCATCCTGCAAAGTTCAATTCTCTTTTCCATTCCAGAAATCGCCCCTCCTGATCTTCTCAGCTATCATGTATACGCCTGACCCATGGGATCCTTTTATAAGCACTGTCGGCGGGCCGTCGGAACATCTTTCTATCACGGAGCGGAGTATTTCTTCCGCCGTAGACAGGTCTGGAGCAAGGTGCTTCTCGACATCCTTATCGAAGACTCCATGTATGACATCTGTGCCATGGCTTCCTACGGCTATGAGCACGTCTGTGTTTTCTTTGCTGACATGCCTGCCGACGAGATTGTGTACATGCTCAGCGTAGCTCCCAACTTCGAGCATGTCCCCGATCACGGCAATCCTTGTCATCGGGAATGCACCGAGGTAATCAAGGGCGTTGTTCACTGATGCGACACTTGCGTTGAATGACGAGTCAATGAGCGTCATCCTTTCGAGATGTATCACATCCATCCTGCCTGTCTCGTTCTTAAACGACATGATTCCCTCACAAATCTCTCTGTCATCAAGCCCGCATATCCTCCCTACATTGAATGCCGCCCGCTGAGGGTATACGACATGGTCCAGGAACTTCCAATCGCCTTTTTCCCGGCCGTATTTCACGACCTGATGAGTGTACTCGTATGACATCAACAGCGGGTCATCGCAGTTGACAACTGCAAGTCCGTGGTCAGCAAGCCACTTTTCAGTACCGCACTTTTCATCACGTGTCGCTTCAAGGCTGCCGGTCTTTTCTATGTGCGCATACCCAATGTTCGTAAACACGATCATTTCAGGCCGGATTGCTTTCGCCATATTTATGACACTGCTCTCCATTCCCATGCCCATCTCAATGACGGCATACTGAAAATCGTCTGAGATCTGGAAGGCTATTTCCCCTCCTAGGTACTCGTCGTTCTTGTTGCCTACCGTCTGGAATACGCTGTATTTCTGTCTGAGGACATTTGCGATCATGCCTGTCGTAGTCGTCTTCCCGACGCTTCCGGTAACGCAGATGACCTTTGTGCTGCGTTCACGGAGTTTCGATGCAATGATCTTCCATTCAGCATCGACCACGTCGTCTACAAGGATGTAAAACTTATCATCCATGTATGACTGGAGCTCCTTCTCTGTCAAGCACCCGATGCATCCCATCCGCAAAGCGTCTTCGATGAACTCGTGTCCGTCAACATTCCTCCCTTTATACGGCAGAAACATCGATCCGCCCTTAAGCCGTTCGGTATTCTGCTCAATGTACGGTATCTCGATACTGACGTCGTCGAATCTTCCAAGCAGCCTGCCTCCAGTGTCTTTTACAGCATCCGCGAGACTATATCTCTTCACCCACACCTCCTAACCTGACGCAAAAAGCGGCCTCCTGAATGGGCAGGAGACCGCTTCTCGCAGTACACATAACAATCACATAGGGGAACATTCTGGCATATTTCGACTCGTAGAGAATTTTACGCACAAAAGTGCAGAATTGTCAATGTCTTGTGCATATTTTCTGTCTTTAAAGGCGTATTTTAATCAATTTTTTCGATATTTCCCGATTTTTACGGCGTGTATGCATTGCTTTCCGTCTGTGATGCATATTTATGGCATAACAGCCTCTTAATATGCGTATAGTCCTCTGTTTTATGCTTTTACAGCCAGAATTATTCGCGTTGTGTTGCGATTATAAATGCCTTATGTGTAGAGATATAAGGGTGTTTTGGATAAAAATCGCATAGAATCGATTTTTGTGCAGATTGCTGTTTTTTCTGTTTTCCTGTATTTTAACCAGCTATGGCGCATGATTGGCACATTTTTTGTTTTCATGCGCCCTCGGCAGAAGACTCTGCGACATAAGCCCTCCTGTTCCAGGCTTCTGCAGCTTCCTTCACGCTCCTGTACTGTGTGCCGATCTGTGTGACATTGCACTTGTCACAGCCTATCTGCGCAAAGCCTTGAAAGATTCCGGTTGTCGGCGTGGAATAAACTTTCGGCTTTCCTCCGCAAAACGGGCACGGTTTAATCTTCTCTTTCATTCCTGCTCCTTTCCGCTCATATTGCATATCCGGTCTACGGCAATCCTTGCCCTCTTCTCGCCAATGCCCTTCACAGACGTCAGTACATCGTAGAGTGCATCTGCATCCATGACCTCTGCATCAACACTTTCATCAACAGCTATGCCGCCGTCCGTTTCCTTGTACGAATCCATCGCATCATTCCATCCATCGTCATAGCCAGACTGGTACACAGCATTGACCCACTGGATGAATCTTGCGACGCTGTATCCTTTGACCTTTTTGAAATCATCTCCAAACTTCCGGTACTTCTCCGGACTGATCTCAGCCTTCATTCTGGCTCCTCCGGCTTTATCGATGCCCTGCCAATGCACCGGCCATTGCGCCAGGAAGCCATGTGCCAATGCCTCTCATAATCCTGTTCGCATCTCTTCTCTTCTTGGCATAATGGTTCAGGATTGACTTGTACGTGGGCTTCCACTTCCGGTGTGAACGTTTACTTCTAACTGCATGGGTATCTCTCCTACTCATTACTGATCCTCCTCTGTGTTTGATTTACTGTCGCTTATCGCGCATTTAGAGCATGCATGCCTGACGCAAATCCCATGTTCTCCGATTGTTATGTATGGCGCCTCTTCTTCAATAAGGTCAAGGACACTGATCACTGCGCATCTGCTAACAGCATCTCCGCAGCGGTATCCGTCTATATCAAGCATCTTTCTGACAGCTTCGATTGCCTTTTTCTTGTAGCTCATTGAGCTTCCTCCCGCCTGCTCAGATCCCGAGGTCGAATTTCAGCTGTGGTTTTATCGGCTCATAGTCATTCATCGTGAAGTCGCCGATCCCGATATCTTCAAAAGCACAGCCTGGTTCTGCATGGAGAACGAGATTCGGCTTCAGATACTGTGTGTTCTTTGCATCATCCCACCTTCTGAGAAGTTCTTTCGCGTTGTCAACGTGCCGGTCATAAATCTGTTCATTCGCTACGAAGTGTGTGAAGACACCAGGTGCTTTCCACGTGACATGTGCAACCATCATCAGCAGTGCAGCGTACTGGATCTCATTTATCCCTCCGGCTCCGGATGCGGCAAGCATATCTCCGCTCCGCTGGATAAGGCACATATCAAGGAAACAGCCTCTCCTCACGTTCCAGATCGTAAGGAAGGCACAAGGGGCAAGCCCAGGTGTCTCCCGAAGGTCTGTCTCCTGCCACAGGTCAACAACCTTCCTCCGTCCGTACGGATCATTCCGGATGTCTTCGATCAGCCGGTTGATAAGGTTGTATCGTTTCACAGTCGCGCCGTATCGCTGGCCAATCGTGCCGTCACCAATATCCCACGGATCCCACCATGTCACGCCCTGTTCCTTCATCTCGGACAGGACATTTGTCGGCCTCTGGTAAATGCTGAATATCTCACGTATTCCTGTTTTCCATGGTTGCAGCCGAAGCGTGCTTATCGGGAACTCGCCCTTATCCAGGTCATATGTCCGAACAACATGGTTCATGCTGTACGTATATGCAGGCGTACCGTCAGCATATACAGGACGAGGGTTTTCATCCCTGTACCCGTTCGTCAGTACGTTCCTGATATTTTCAACAAGGTATCTGTCTGCTTTATTCATCAACATCCTCCGAATACTTTTCGGGAAGCGGCATCCATGCAATTGGCTGGTCCTCACTTGCAGTCAGCCCTGTATAGAATCCGTTTCCGCTATTAACATTCCAGTCCCCGCAACTATAGAATCCTACAGCCATGTTCTTTTCAAATTGCAGCAGCACGTCGGTGCCGGACTTTGGCTTTTTACTGACGGGGATCCACTGATAAACACTCTGTGCTTCAAGGATCAATTTCCTGGCTCCTCCAGGCGGGCCTTTGTGTGCAGCGTCATATGCCGCAAGCAGCTCTTCTCTGCTGATAAGGTCTTTCATCGTTTTCTCCTTTTCATGCTTTGGGTCGCCATTTTGTCTCACTCTTTGTTGAAGTCAAGCAACGTCCCGCACTTTGGGCAGGCTTTCTTCTCTGTGTTACGGATATCGTATCCGCAGCAAGGGCAACTCAGGCTGAACAATTCAATACCTCTATGGTCGCACCCTTCGCTGACAAGAACAGGATGCACTGCGGCAGGAACATCGGTTGCAGTATTGCTCGCACGTCTCCAATAATCCTTGCTGTTACGTTTGCACCTAGAGCAAGGCATCTCCCATTCTTCAGTGCTGGTAAACGCGCACCCAACACACCCGTCTGCGTTTTCTCTTTCCAACGCCGATATTGCTTCATCACAAGTTGCAGCCAAGAGACTATCTGAAATTCTGTCGAGTCCATCTCTGAGTTTTTTCAGGTTCAATATTGCAGTCATCCTGCGAATCACATCCTTCTCGTATTCCATGCCTCACGCACCTTCCTTTCGTGACTATCACGAGTTTCTTTGAGGCCGGAAAGATAATCATCCTCCAGTCTCCTAAAATGCACTTCCGCACTGCAGCCTTGGCAAATTACGAAACTGCATCGATTGTCACCAAACAGGTTAACGTTGTTACTTCCGCAAAATGGGCAACTTTTCAGCCAATCGCTCATTCTCAATCCTCCTGATATGGCTCGGGAAGAAGACGCCATGCTGTGACTGGGATATCTACCCACTCGCTCCCCAATGAGCCAAGGCTTACAGGATGAAAATTTTCCTGCCAGATTCCAAAGCCTTCGCAGTCAACCTCAAATGGTGCTATCCCTATAGGGTCAAAACCGTAGTCTTCTGCATATCCGCTTTCGTAGGTTACAAGATACTCTCCGTCTTCTTCCGGCAGTGCTTCAGTTACCGGAATCCACCTGTCCTGCTCCAGTGCGGAGATAGCAGAGTTTAGGGCTTCGGTTGCTGGTTGCTGTTCTTTGTCAGTCAAAGGATTTGAGTTATAGGCAAGTTCCACACTTTTGATAAGGCCGTTTATGATTTCGATTGCTTCACTCGGTTCCATCCTTCACCCTCCAAGTCTTATGTATCTTTTGCTACTCACCTTGCCAGTAGTTCTTTCAACTCCGTAATCGATGTTGAGTTCAGTTACTGGTACATCCTTCATATCAAGCCCGGCAAACTTCAGGCTGATCCGCATTTCTGCATCCGTGAATCCTCTTTTAGCGCAAAACTCGTAAAATTCCTGTACCGTCATTCTTCCTTCTCTCCTACCTGCCCAGATTCTTCCAACCACGCTTCGATGCATGTCGTGCATGTATAGCAGGATCTACTTCCCTCGCCAGGGAATATAGCCGTCTCCCTCACTGCATACTCACCCTTGTTTATTTCTCTCTGACATGCGGAGCATTTATGCGGTTTTCTGCATTTGACGAGCTTATACTCTTCCTCAATGTAGCTGTCATCCATGTCCCCGGCATAAAAGCCACAGTCGGTGTAAAGGGACTTATCGTACTTCAGCTTCGGGGCTTCTTCACTCGGTTTCATTTTCGCTCCTTTCTTTTCCGTGTCCTCGCGAAAAAGTAACTCCTAGGAATCAACGTTATCTTCATTTCCTCCTATGTGCTGCCGCATTCGGGCAAGTAGCAAAATGAGACGTGTAGCCAACCATAGCCGGTAGCGTCTTCTGAGCAGTCCTTACTCCCCTCATGACATCCCCGCCTTCGGTAACAAACGTCTCATTCCCTGATCTGTTTTCGATGAAAAAACACCTTTTTCTGTTTACAGGCATAAGCCTCCCGCTCCTCGTCCGGATCCACAGGATCTCAGCGCCGCAAGACTTGCAAACTGCCATTATGTCCTCCTTTTCTTTTTTTCGGAGCATAGGCATTAACCTACACTCCGAAAATGTATACTGAAATAATGTTCACAGCTTCGTTGATGTCATTTATCACTGTTCTGCGGCTTACGCCTTCTGCATCCGCAATGTCTGTGTACTTCTTTCTATCGCCATCGATGTAGTAACTGGAAAACTCCCTGTATCTTCGCATTGCGGCAGCACTGCCAGCAGCCTCGCATTCTTTTTTGTACTGATCGACAGCGTATTCGATCCTGGCGATATACCACTGGTTCTCGGCCCTTCGTTTCTCTTCGACAGCGCCTACACTGTCAAGTCTTGACATAGATACACCGCCCATAAGGTCACGCATAAACTCCCAACGTTTCTGGATCATTTCTTCATCGGAAAACATTTCAGACTGTTCTGCTTCGATAGTCTTAAGCCTTCTGTAGTTACCAAGCAGCTTTTTCGTCTTTTTTGTTTTCTGTGCAGCCGGGTCATTCCTGCGCATGGCCGACTCTATCTTTGCGGAAACGGATCTGGCGACGCGGTCAACAAGTTCATCCATATTGACATAGATTTCCTCGGCCTCATGTTCAGTGCTTCCTTCGTATGCATCTAAACCGTTTCTCTCGTCAGCCATCGCTTCTCCTTTCTTCCGGCGACCGTTTCATGTAAACTCCTAAGTTTTGCCATAGTTTTGCTATCATTTTCTTGACGTCAGGAAATTGTTGGCGGCTGTTCCCTTTAGGCATCTAGCTGGACAAAGTTGTGGGGGTATGGATTTACACCATACACGAACCGAACTCGGGAGCGTCTGGTATCTATCGAAGTGCGCCCGTTATGCGTTTGTCTTTGAGTGATTCGCCTCTCTTACCACCCTTAAGGTCGCCACACTGACATCTGCCGGCTCTTACCCCTTTAAGCGTCTACCTATTCCGCCACCCCACAACTTCGTAACAGCTTCGAATTAGCGGTTATTTCCATTTTGGCAATAACCACTTACTTACAACTACTTACGTCGGATGCATGTTACTTCCCGTCATCCTCGTACTGGCTCAGGTCAATGAGAGGGCACCAGCCAGGTCTCCCTGTATCTGGTACATCGGGAAGCACGTCAGCACAGGCGTAGCAATAAAAGTCGTCCTGGAATCTACACTTGTCGCATCCTGACGGCATATCCATCTCAACACCAATCATCTTCGTCCGCCTCCTCTTCATCACACCCATCATCACAGTATCTATCTCTGCGAGCTTCGCACTCGCATTCCTGGCGATACTCGCAATATTCAAGGGCTCCGCATTTCCAGTCGCTGTATGCACTCATCATTTATATCCTTCCTTCTTGCGCGATTCAGACGTCATCTTCCCTTCTGTTGTTTGCCTTCTCAGTATCGAACCCGTCAGGATAGCGCTCTTTCAGTTTGTCTATGTTCAGCTGCATGATTTCCTCAAGAGACCATCCGAAAGACTTGGCCATGCACGCGACATACCACATGATGTCACCAAGCTCCTTCTTCGCATGCGTGATGTCCATGTCCGACTTGTGGAATATCCACTTCTTGATCATGTCGTTCAGCTCGCCAACTTCGCCGGAGAGTCCAAGCGATGCCATGATCACCCCGCCCATGTCATAATCAAAATCATGCTCGGCCATCGACAAACAAAGGCGGTACGTCGACTCACCGTCATTGGTCCGCATTGCAAGTTTCTGGTATTCGTTCCCTGTCATTTGGTCAGCCTCTCCCTTTCCGATTCCATGCGCTCCTGGCATTCTCGTATCTCCCCTCCACATGCGGCATATCCGGCAATGTCGACAAAGCTGTCTCCGCTTCCGCCTCCACTTTTAATTCTTGCGATCTTAAGAAGGCACATCATCATAGATACATCAAGTACAGTAACTCTGGCTCCGAGGTAATCGGTCCACAGGTGCGCAATGATGGAGAAATTGTTTTCGGGTGAGCCGTAATCCAGCTCGCGCTGCCCGGTGATGTTCTCGTTCGCTTCCATCAATATCCGAGTCCTCACGCTTCTGGTTTCTGTGCCACCCTTGCAGAATGTGTCCATGCTTGTCATTCCTCCTGTTTATCGTTTTTGAACATAGCAGGAAGCGGCATCCATGCCTCTACCCTGAATCTCTCTACGCCATGGTTTGTGTCAAGCAGCCACCCGTACTCGTCCCAGCATCCAATGAAAAGCGCCCGCATCCCAAGGTCTCCCATTACCGCCTGCACAAGTACAGGATCACTTGTGGAGGGCGTCTCATGCTCAGGTGTCCTCCATTCAGGAACCTGGCTTCCAAGGTGCTCGACCATCTTCATTACATGTTCATGCTGCTCAAGAACGGCAATGGCCATAGCTTTTGCCCTTTTCTGCTGTTCGCAGAACAATGTCGTGTTGCGGAGTACTTCCGCAGCCTCCATATTGTTCATTCGTAGCCTCCTGTATCTGACTGTGATTCATATCCTCCAAGTTCAAAAATCTTCACCGCCTGAGCAATAATGATCTTCCGGAGCTTCTTGTTCTCAGCACTGTACAGGCGGAGCAATGAATCCTTCGCAGCTTCCCTGCATATTCCTTTACTGGTTTCCTTATCCGCGCTTTCTTCCATTTGGTCTCCAATATACGTTTCGATACTTATGTCGATCATGCTCACTTCCTCTGTTCAATCATATCTGCGATTCCTTCAAGGTCTTTTGCGAGTTTCCTGGCAATTTGGGCAATCCCAGCCTTTGTTGGGTCACTGTACAGGCAGATGCGCCGCTCTCTGTATCCCTGCGTGTTTTTGAACCGAAGGAAGAGCCTTCCGTTCGTTGTTCTTACTTCCACGTCTCCATAGGTGATCTTGGCCGTCTTCCTGTCCCTTATCACTCTGTCAATCTCACGTTTTTCAGCCATCAGCTGAGGCATGCTCATATCTTCATAAACCATTCACGGCCCTCCTTTCCGGGCGCGGCCGTGCCATCCACGCCCATCCCCCTATCCAGCGCAGTTTCCGTGGGACTATCCCGGCAGGAGGCGTTAACAGTTCCTACTGCTGCTGGCACGTGGCAGCTTCTATGGATCAGGACGTTTTAGCTGTCACCGTCCGGGCCATCGTCGTCATCGTCAGGATCGTCGTAATCGTATCCTTCAAAATAGTCCTCGCCGTTCAGCGTGTCCTGAAGCGTTGTCTTCTTTCCGATCAGGTTAGTCGGTCCAGGGAGCTTCGGGATTCCGTCGTCCTCATCGTCAACGTCTTCCCCAAGCATGTCGTCGTCAAACATGGACTTCTGGCCGGTGTTTGCAACAGGCATTGTGACGAAGCAGTTCTTCTCTGCATCCCACCGGATCTCCACGTCGGGATCAGTAGACCCTTTGCTCTCGTCATTTACAGAAACCTGCGACGATACTTTATGGTCAAACTTGGGCTTTATGCAGACGCGTTCCTCTCCGTCAGCACCCTTCTCGTAATTCTCGACCATGGATTTGTTCAGTTCGATCGTGAACTTCAGGTTGATAACTCCCTTTCCGACATCGCTGTCGATCATCTTGCGGAGCATCTTCTGCAGGATCACATTGAAACCGGCCCTTGCGTTGTCGAACATCTGGCTCTCAAGGACCATTTCGTCAATATACTGGCTATTCATTCTTCTCTATCTCCTTAATCGTTATGACCACTCTCGGCTTGTCCGAGTAGAACTTCCTGACGGCACAGTCAACGATCTGCGTGTCATCACGGTATGCAACCCCATTCAGGCTGTCGGCTATGGACTTAACGACATTGTCCATGTCAGGCTTCTTTACGGGGCGTATGCTACCGTCTTCCATCTGTTTGCGTTTCTTTTTAGAGGCGCTCTTCGGTATGGAGTAGAAGGCGGCAATCCTCATATCGAGTACCGCTCCTTCAGGGAACATATAGTCACCGCATTGCTGCCTGTATTCCAGCCTGACAAGGTTCTCATACATCACAGTGTCCTTTGGCGTATACACCTTCGCGTATCCGCCACTTACAGTCGCACGCGGACGCCCTTTTCCTTTTGGTTCGCCAAGAACAGTGAACCTGACCTGCATCGCAATCCTCCTATCTCGTCACTCCGAAATTGTCGGCACATTCCTCAACCCGGAGAAAATAGCTTACAGCCTTACTGCCTTCGGGCCTTACCTTGACCTGCGACACGGTGTACCCATTCTTCATCAGGATGCCAGCGACAGTCATTCTGTCCTCAAGCGTGTAGATTTTCAGTTCCATTCTGTTGAGCTTCACTTTGTCCTTTATGTTCTCCAATGTCATTCAGTCATGCCTCCACCAGTCTTTTCATTTCATCAAATCTTGCCACCGCCTGTTTCTTCCTCCATGACGGGCATACAGCCTTTACCGGATAACACATTTCAAAGATGCGGTCGTAAATCCTGCTGTACCGGATGTCTTCGCATCTCTGCATATACCCAAGGTCGAGGTTTGTCGTCAGGATGATCGGCTTCCCGCTCCTGTATCTCGCATCAATGACTTCGTATACTTTCTCGATCGCAAAGTCGGTACCGCGTTCAGTACCGAGGTCATCGATCACGAGCAGGTCGGCAAGCATCATTGTCTGTATCTTCATGTTCGCATCTTCTCCAAACCTCATGCATTCTTCGAGGATCTGGATGAAGCTCGTCATTACTACCGGCCTCATTTTTTCTATCAGGAAATTTGCTATGCAGCCGGCAGTGAAGCTCTTCCCGCTCCCTACGTCTCCGTACAGGAGGAGCCCCTGTCCTTTCTTGAGCATGGTCGGAAAGTTCTCGGTGTATTTTCTGGCAATCCTATACATCTTCCTGTTCTCTTCGTTTACTACAAATCTGCTGAACGATGCGGTCTTTACTTTTTCGTCCATGAGACTCATCCTGCGAAGCTCAGACACTTTCCTGATCATGTCCTGGCGTTGGAAGCGCTTTTCGTTCTCCTCTGCTTCTTTTCTCCTGCATTCACAAGAAAGACCGACTGTGCGCATCTTTACGCCTCCGTCAGCCCACGGAAATCGGAAGACAGCTTTCGTCGGCTGTCCGCATATGGGGCACGGTTCAGTAAGTGCTTCCGCCTTTGTTTTGCTTTTATGCACTGTTTCAGGCATCGTTTTATCCCTCTTTTATTTCGATCTTTGGGGACGGCTCTTTCCCAATCTGGAACGCGTCACCCCAACGGCTTATGCCCATTGCCACTCGCATGGCATCCCATATGCATTCAGCAATGAGCATATCCTCCGTCTTTTCTTTCAGATATCCAGATGGCTCAAACGCTATCGCGAAGAACGTCCTCATGACCTCATGCATGTGGTCGCGCCTTGTGATGTACTTGTCGAACAGCCAGTCATGATTCGGGTTCTCAGGCGAAAGGTCAACGTTGATGCCAGCCATGTCGCTGTTGAAATCGAAGTCCTGCCCCATCCTGAGACGGAAGTATTCTTCAAGCGCAGTCTTTGTTACCCGCATCTGGTCTTCTGTCAATTCCAGCACATATCTTTTGTCTTTCAGCTTTTTCTCTGCCATCGTTTATCCTCTTTTGTGTCACATTATCTCCATCCGGCATAAGGGTCGTCGTCACTCGGTGGGGCAGGGTTCATTTGCTGGTAGCCAGTACCCTGTGCCGGCATGTTCCCAACCGCATTTCCATTTCCGCGTCTCATATGCCTCGGCAGGAACTTCTCAAATTCGAGATCCGGTCCGAGGAACCTGCTGGCATGCATCACGTACTGTTCTTCGGTCCTTTTCTTTGCACATGTGTCTGCATATCCGAGCGTTGCTGCGATGAGCTGATCTTTAGTCCATTTCTCTTTGAGCCTTGCGCTAAACGACCTTGCGGCCTTTGCCTTGTTCCCACGCTTGAATGGGTATACAGCCCACAGTTCTTCAAACTCAGGACTGTAACCCTCTGTTTTCTTTTCGGACTTTTTCGCGGATTCGTTTTCGGCAGGTTCTTTCTTTCCTTGTTTGGCTGTATCTCTCTCTTCTCTACGCCGTCTCCTCATCCGTTGCATCCTCTCCTTCGACGCACTGGCTTCGTCCATAACCCTATACAAGTATTTCTGCCAGCCTTCCCAATCATGCAGGTATAAACAGCCGCCTTCGTCATCGATCCATTCTGTCTGAATCATGGCTTCAACCACATCGTCAGGGTTAACGCTTCTTTCAAGCCCGTTCGTGAGGACAGCAGCAATATCATCTTTGTCCGCATCAATAAGCAATCCGGTACGGTCAGCGTTTTTTATTCCCCACAGCCACAGGCGTACAAGCAACCCGATAGCCTCGTTCTGCGAGCATCCTGCGGCTTTTGACAACGACCTGAGTTTCTTTCCTATAATCGATTCGTGTACGCTTATCCACGCCACGTCACCACCGCCTTTCTATATAGCAGGCATGAGGTCTGAGATTTCAATCGGCCCATCGAGGACCTTTGTCTTCTTGCAGTACGTGCATTTTTTGCATCTCCTCGGCTCAGCTTCCCCGCGTTTGACTTCGAGGATCCTCGGCATGTTGCTTTCCACGTTCCGCAGTGCCTCCTGCAGGTATACGTCACTGACATGGATCACTTCAAAGTCCGGCGGGTCTTCCTTGCTGATTCCTGCTATGAAGAACGGCAGCCTTTTGCCGCTGTTCTGGTACTCAATCTCCTGATAAATTGCGCCCTGGATGTCGTACCCCCAATACCTGATGAAGTCGAGCGGCCCGAGGTCGCCGGCATATTTCAGATCTGTAAGCGAACGCATGACTTTGAGGTCTACGATCGCAACACCCGGAATGTAAGAGTCAATCTTTATCTTCCACGGAGTTCCGAACAGGTCTCCTGTCATGATCGTCTGCTTCTGTCCAGACATAAACGCCATGAACACCTCGTCCTTCTCGACCCTTCTGATCAATGCATCGGCCATCCTGTAGTCCTTGCGAAGCACACCGCTTGCTGTGAATATTCCAGGGTTCTCTGCCTTGAACTGGTCAAGCGTGCCTTCGAACCACCGGTCTACATAGCTCCCTATCATCATTGCGGTGTTCGGCGGTTCGGAATACTTTTCGCTGATCTTTGCCATCGCACACGCTTCGCATCCGGCAAACCCGTATGTGCCGACGAAATCTTTATATTGAGACACAGACATGTATTCGCGGTTTGCTTCTTTCGAGTAATAGTTCCTATCATTTAACTCAATTGTCATTTCTGCCTCACTCCGTTATGTACTAACAGTTCGTATCCAGCCCCGACATACTCGATGTATCCAAGTATCTTGGCAAGCACCCGCCCATCGCATGAAATATGCACCAGGCTGTCATTCTTTCCATAACCGTCAATGGAGACTGACGATGCCTTTTCGGCCATTGCGTCACCATCGTTATTTGCAGCAAGGAGTGTCGGATAGTTCTGGCCACAATAGTTGCCGTCGGTTTCAGAAACATCAACCTTTGCATTAATCATTCCGGTGTTTCTGGGTGCAGGCATGTCACTTTCTCGTTCCGAAGCAGCCTGAATGCCGATGCCTTCTTCCTGAGCAGGCTTGGCTTCAGCACGAGAGATATCAACATTCTGTTTTTCAATTTCAGCTTGCTGTCTCTTTTCTTCCAGCCGCCTCGCTTCTTCCTCTTTCCGGATGCGTTCCATCTCGCGTCTCTGACGTTCCCGCTGTAGGATGATTTCTTTCTGGCGCCTGAGTTCTTCGCATTTGCCCATTGCCAGAGAGAAGTTCCCGCTTTCGATCCACACCTGGTAAACAGCGTTCCTTATGTCATCATCAACAGCTTTGATGACTTCAAACTCCCTTTCAGCTGCAGTTTTTGCATCACGGATCGAATACAAGATCTCTGATTCCTTTGTCGTGGCATTTTCCCACTTCTTCGAGTACGTCCTTTTAATGAGCATTTCCACAACATCTTTTGGAAATCCGGAGAACTCGTTCCTCATCATTTCAAAAGACCAGTCGCGTTTCTTTTCTCTCCGTCTTTTCTCGAAGTCGTCGGTCTTCTCCTTAATCACTTCGATGGGGCCGTCGATCAACCCCATGAGTTCCTTCGCTTGTCTTTCGATAGCCTCATAAGGTTCAAGACAGGCGTTCTTAATCTGGATCTTTCTTTCATTGACCTTGTCCCTCAGTTTCCTAAGCGATGCGAGCTCTTTTTTCGCGTCACCGATGTTCTCGTCCGTATACACAACGGCCTTTTTCTCTTCCATCTTGGCTGTGAGCTGTGCTTTAAGCTCTTCGTAGTTCCACTGCACGGAACCAGGCGTCTGCCTGACAACAACCTGCAGTTCTTTTGAGTCTCCCATATGCCAAACCCCTTTCATTACGTAAACGGCATGTCGTCCATGTCGCCTTCTTCGTAGCTGTACCCATCATCCTGCGGCCCGACGTCCTGGCCGTTCCCATACTGCTGTTCAAACTGTGCGTACTGCTGTTCGTACTGTGAATAATCTGTTTCCATTGACTGCTGTGCATCCATCACAGGCTGCGGTTGCGCCTGTTTGCGTTCCTGTGCTGCAGCCTTTGTCCTGGCATGAACAGGGACCACGGAATCATTCTTCTTTGTTCCGGCATTCCGGATCTGTGACATGACATCGGCAGGGTTCTCTGCTTCAGCCATTGAAATCTGTCTGATCTCCCTTGCGCTGAGCGTCTGTGAGAAATCGGCATCGCCGCCGTCTTCGAAAGCCTTCATCTGCTCGATATTGTCGAAGTCAAGGTCGATGAACTTGCACAGCCGGCGGAGCACGGTCTTCTTGTACATCTCGCCCCTGCTTTTCGTCCACGCGGGACTGTTTGACGCCTTCGAGTAATTATTCCTGACGTTCTCGATTTCCTCGCTGCTCATGGTTTCGTAGATCATGCTGCCATCAGCGAAAGTCGCCACAGCAAAGGCTCCCCTCATCTCTCCGTTGTTGAACGGCTGCGGCCTGAAGTATATCTTCTGGATTCCGCTGTCGATCTCTTCGTAGAACTCGTCACCATCACGGACGACTTTTGCAAAGATGTCCTTGATCGGATTCTTGCTGTATTTCTTGCAGAGCTTCACCTCTCCCTTATAGTCAGTCTGGAAATTCATGGACCCCTTCGGGATAGGCGTACCTTCTCTCCTGGCCCTTTCAACTGCGTTCTTGTTCGCACCGTAAGGGATTGCGTAGCACTCACCATTGAAAAAATCCAGCCCGAGATAAGCGCCTTTCATCATGCATTCGATGATCGAGCTGAAGTCGATCGTCAGAAGCTTTTCGCGCTTGTCCTTGTCGGCCATCATGTCCCTGATCATCGTCATACAGTTCAGTGCGAACCGCTTCTTGTTGAAGCCCGGGGGCATTGCTCCCTCATTCTTTATCAGTTCGTTCATCAGCATCCCGTTGAGCCGTTCAAAATATTCACCTGTCGTCATATTGCCAGTTCCTCCATTTTTTACTGTATTCATCTCATTCCTCTGTCTCTTCATTGCTTGACAGCAATGCAAGGTAATCTCTCACGCCTCTTGCAAGTTCAGCGGCAGCAAGCAATACAGGCAGAATCATGATCTCGCCGCCAATAGGCCGTGCCCCGGAAATGCTTCCTGTCTGATCCATTGTCAAGAGTGTCAGCATCACCCCGATGATGATCACGTACTTATTTCTCTCAATGAACCTCATGTATCATCCCTCCATGATCTTCTTTGCTGTCAGCTTAAGCTGGCTTAGCGCGAACTCCATGTCGCTTGCCCATCCAAGCATCATCTGGAGTGCGCTTATTTCTCTGTCCTCGATTTTTCCGTCCTGTGCGATCTCGACGAGGGTATTTTTGAAATCATCGATCCTGTTCGTACTGAACTCCTGTACTATCTTGAGGACAACAGATTCAATCCCTTTCGCTTCAAGAGCGATGTTCATGTCCTTTCCAATAGGGCATTCGTTCTTGCAGTACATGTTCTTCAATTCCGGTGCGTGGTAGAACTCAGCCATAAGCGCTACCTTATCCACCGGAACGACTTTCGTGACGCCAAGCTCATAATCTGCGAGCGTCGATTCGGAAACGCCTATAAGTGCAGCGGCGCCTTCCCTTGAAGAAAGACGGTCATCCCATGTATCTGCAGCCCTTTTCCTTGCGACGAAATAGACGTTTTTGTTCTGTTTCCTGCAGTCGTTCCCCATGGCGGCTACCCTCCTTTCATGTTACGCTTTCGTCAGGCGCAGGAATTCCGAGCACTTGGCTGATCTTTGTTGCGGTTCCAGGGGATATGATCCTGCCGCGGACAACGGCACAAACGTAATTCCTCGTGAGCCCAACAGCATCAGCGAGATCCTGATTGGACCAGTCCCGCTTCAGCTGTTCTGTCTTGACAGCCTTGTACCAGTCAGACGTTTTTCGCTTCATTTGGCCCTCCTTTCTTTACTTTTCCGCTGTCAACGTTTAGAATGCACTTGGCACGTGTTGTGATTCGCAACGCTGAAACATGATGGAAAAGAAGTGTATATTTATATTCTACGACTTAATAGTCGTTTTGACAAGCAAATATGACTTTTAAGTCGCCGGAGGTCGTTATGTTTTGGAACAATTTGAAATCTGTTTGTGACGAAAAAGGCATTCGCGTCACGCCTCTGTTGGAGGAACTCGACATTGGAACAAGCGCACTTCATCGCTGGCAGAATGGCGGAAACGTAAACTCTAACATACTCATCAAAATCGCTGACAGGCTTGGCGTATCCACAGATCTGCTTCTTTACGGGAAAGAAAAGACATCTCATGCATCAGATGAGCAAAACGTCTTTTCGGGCGCAACGCAGGAAGACTTGGACATGTTCAGGCTGTACATGTCACTGCCTCAGCAATCGAAACTCCTGTGCAGGACGTACATCAAGGCGAGCCATGACCAGGTAACTGCACTTACGGGCGGACTATCAAATCTGGCATAGTTCATAAGACGGCTTTCGCAACTATTGAGGTGAATCATGTTCTGGGACAATTTACAGACTGCTTGCAAGATGAGGAACGTCAGGATCACACCGATCTTGACGGAGCTTAACGTCAGTACGGGAAATATCTCCAAATGGCAGAGAGGCGGCAACGTTTCATCTGAAACGCTTGCAAAATTATGCACGAGGCTTTCGGTCAGTGCGGACTTCCTGATTTTCGGCCCGGACTGCAACAAGTCGGCAGAATCTGTACTCGAAGACAGACTGACAGACGATGAGGCATCCATCATAATGATGTACCGCGCACTGCCTCAGACATCAAAAATGCTATGCAACACTTACATCAGGGCAAGCTACGACCAGTTCATGGCATTGAGCCGCGAGCTGGCCTAGAGGAACATTAAGCTCGTCAAAAGGGGGAAGAAATGAGGCTGCCGAACGGCTTCGGAAGTGTCATCAAGATGAAGGGGCGCCGCAGGAACCCGTACATCGTACGGAAGACGGCAGGATGGCACTATGACGAGGAAAAAGACAGGCAGGTGCAGGATTACATCGTCATTGGCTATGCAAAGACAAAGGCGGAGGGTCTTCAGATGCTTGCCGAGTACAACAAAAGGCCATACGACATACAATCTGCCAAAATGACGTTCCAAGAGGTCTACGGCCTTTGGAGCAAGCAGAAGTACCAGTCCATTTCGCATTCAAATGTGAACGGATATACCGCAGCATACAAGGTGTGTACATCCATTTACAACAAGTCGTTTTCATCGCTAAAACTCGCAGACCTCCAGGGCGTTATTGACAACTGCGGTAAAAACTATCCAACAATGAAGAAGATCAAAAATCTCTTCAGCCAGCTATACATGTTTGCGGTCAAGAACGACATCTGCTCAAAGAACTATGCTCCATTCGTTGATATAGCGCAGTACAGGGACCGGAACCCGAACAAAAGGGAACGCAACCGCATTCCAAAGCCAGACATCGACCGGATCTGGGAGCAGAAGGACGATCCGTATTATCAAATCATCTTAATGCTGATCTACAACGGGTGCAGGGTCTCTGAGTTCCTTAATCTCAAAAAAGAAGACGTCCACATTGCCGAGCGCTACTTCGAGGTCAGAAAGGCGAAAACGGAAAACGGACTCCGGATCGTCCCGATCGCGGACAAGGTGCTGCCATTCTACAAAGCATGGTACGAGCGGTGCCCGGAATGCGAATACCTAATACATACACCAGCCGGAAGCCACTTTGCGTACCGCAATTACTATGACAGCTACTTCACTGCGCTGATGGACCAGATGAACATGCCGTACACCCCACACTTCACAAGGCACACGACAGCATCAATGATGGCAGACGCAGGCATAGATCCAGGCATACAGAAAAAGATCCTCGGACATTCGGGGGCAATGACGCTTACAGAGCGTGTCTACACGCATCTCGACATTCAGACACTGATCGATGCAATCAACAAGATCTAA